TCGATCTTTCCCTGGACCGTATCCGACGCGGCGTCAACCGACATCGCCGTGCCGCTGATCGCTAGGCCGGTGAGCGAGAGCCAAGCCACGGCGCCGGCACTGTCATCCCAGAACAAAATCCGGTCTGCATTCGGGTCTGCTGGGAAGGACGCGCTTCCGGCCGGCACGGTCCAGTTGCCGGTGCCGTCAATGTACTGGGTAGCAACATTCGAGAGTTTTTTAAGCAGGCCATGCGCGGTAATGGAAGAGTCCAGCGTAGCGATATCGGTCGGCGCAGCGAGTTCGTCCAGCTTTATAGAATCCCCGCCAGCCGACTTGTGCGAGGCTGCATGCGCCGTAGGCGTGCGCGCATCGGTGAGACGCGCATCGTTACCTGCCACCGCCTGCGTCGCGCCAGCCCCGATGATCGGCGGCTGCGGATCGGAGAGCACGCCGGAGAGGCCGGAGACGCTTACCTCATCGGCGCCTCCGTTCTGATGGGTTGTAGCGTGCGCCGGACCGCCGCCGCCAGAGCCAATCCCGACCGTATCCCATGTCCCAGGGGTACCAGCCACCACGCAAACCCATCCTAGGACGCCCCCGGAAGCTGGCGCGCTGTTGCGAATGAAATCGCCCTGCTGATACGTGCCAGTCGTCGGAGCTGCGGTTGCCGCGTTCGTTGATGCCTGGATGAACCCCTCTGAGAAGAGGTTCAATTGCTGCGTGATACGGCGCAGGATTCTCGTGAATACGCCTGCATCGTATTCGCGCGGGATTTCCTGATCGACGTTGATCCGCATTACTCTTCGCCGCCTGGTTCGAAGTCGATGGCTAGATCGGCCAGTTCCATGTCGCCGCTTGAGTTGTGAGTGAGTCGATGCCAGCTAGCCTCTCGCATCACGTCGAACTGTCCAGAGGAAAGCGTGGTCGTACCGTCGTTCGTGAAAGAATCTCCGGCGCGCATCTTGTATGCGTTGTCCAAAGAAGCGGACGATGGTGCCGTGATGTACCTCGGGCGCACCCTGCGTACCATTGAACATGGGCCATCATCTCCAAGTTCTGCCAATGTGAAACTGGCTGCACCAGGAGTCCCGGTCAGCGTGTAAATCTTGTGGTCAGCCTTGAATATTGCTGGTTGCGACGAGCCAGTGACCCAGAATGGGGAGTCATACGCAAACGGGATGTCAGTGTTATAGGTCGCGAACAGTGCTCCTAGACCGTCGTAAGTTACTCCAGCGGTGATGAACTCCACCGCTGCTTCAATCACCCTTGGATCAGTACCCCACTCGTCTTTGCGGTAGTTGTAGACCACACAGGCATCTATATCTCCGACTGACGATGAAACGAAGTGAAAGTAGATCAATGAATCTATTGGGTCATGCAGCGCCCACGTCTTATAGCGGTATGTCTTCTGCAGTGAATCAAACACCGTTTTCTTGAGCGGGTTGCCAATCGGAATAGGACGCGCGCCGTCGTAGTAGTAGAAGTCGTGGAACCCCATGAAGATGTGGGCGGTACCTCCGGCGCGAGTGGAGATCGGAACTACCGCCTCCTGGCACGGCGCTCCTACCGTATCCGAAACTTCTCGCCAGTCCCACACCACCGGAGGGCCGACGTACTGCCCGATGAACATGGACTTATCTTTGTAGGCGACCATTGAATCTCCAAGTCGCCTGCCTGCGCGGATAGGCCCTTGCGATGAGCTTAGTAAGCCTGTAGCGCATTGAGTAGAGATGGCTGGCGTCCAAACGGTGTAATCGCCTATGCCGGAACACCACCACCTCGAGGTCGAATCCCCGAATGTCGCTTCGTTCGTGTTCAGGAGCATGACGAACTGGCCTACCGTCTCCACGATCTCCGACTTCGGCGCCCCAGTGACGTTAGCGAGCGCCCCGCTTGTGGTGAACTGAAGCGTGTCCGATTTGGATGCGAAAAGCGTGGCGTCTCCGAACTGTGCAACTCGCCATCGGTTCGCGTCGCCCAACGCATACGCCCCTCCCACGGCGCGCGTGCGGTCTGTCCACGTAGTGCCGCTGACGTTCTCATACATCGCTGTCGCTGTGCCTGCGAACAGCCTGGAAGAGTTATCCAGTTTCCTGATGACCGCTCCGCCCTTGCACGCCGCAGCCAACGCCGCGAGCCCGGTATCCTGCGGGGACGGAGCTGCCTTGTGCCCGCGCATTGACGGAATAACTGAGACCGCGTTCGTGAATATCCCTGGCGTAGCCGGGTCCAAGTCCGGCGCGTACCCCTTCAGCTTTACGTTCAGCCTCATGCTGGCGTGATCGTCATGCCGCCGGAGAATGCGATCCCCTGGGCCTCGGTATTGATGTCAACGGCAATAGCGTCGCGCTTGTCCCTCCACACCGGGATGCGCTTGTCGTTCTTCATGAACGGCTCGGCCTCGCAGAGCGTCGCGAAGAGGTACAGGTCAGGATTGTTGAGGAAAAGTAAGTAGACCGCAGAAGATAGCGGCCCCTGGCGCTTGTAGTACGTGCCCTTCACCGTATACGTGCTATCAGGGTACGGTCCGAACTCGAGCGTGCCTGCGCTGTGCGCGAAGAAACTCGGCTTGCCACTGGAAGAGCGCACCGGGTACTTCTCGAACAACTGCTGAAGCCCCATCGGGCGGATGAGTTTCGCTGGCGAGCCATCGACGTAGAGAACCTTCGCCCCCAGGAAGCCGGTAGGGACGGTGGCAACGCCACCAGCGATGGTGACGTTGAGCGCAGTTTCCATCTCCGTCGCTCGGACGTTGCGCATGATCCACTTCTCCCCGGCCATAACCAGGTCATCAAGGTATGCACTGAGGTCTGCGCGCTTAAGCCACTCTGACGCGCGCGACTTCAATTCACTGTGCGTAGTGATGCTCATGCGGCCTCCTTCAGAAGCATGGCGCTGTCTCCTTCGTCCAGGCGTCGGTACAGTTTGACCACTGCATCAAGCGACGTTTTCTCCTTCACGTCGCGCATGCGCTCTCGAGCGCGCTTCCACACAGAACTCCCGAAACTCTTCTGCGCGTTGTGGATCGCCTCTGGAGCGTCCTCGCCGTCACGAACCATGTACGGGTAGTCGCTCCCAAGCAGTTCCACCGCCCCAGGGTCGTCCCATGTCACGACGTTCGCGCCGACAGCCGCAGCGGTGGAAATCTTGGTGCTAGGCTTGAGCGGCCCGGCGCGTCCGTCTCGCTTCTGTAACGCGATGTGCAGGTTCAGCATCGGAGCCGCTTGCAGGAACTGCGCTGAGTTCGTAGCTGCCAGCCCGTTCCAGAACGCGGGCTTGTTGAACCCCTTGCCGATATAGCCAACGCGGCAATAGTCCTGCGGCGCGCTCCCGGTAATCCTGTAGTCCCACTGATGCGGAATAACCGCCATCGCAGCCTTCGGGAAGTGCTGCCTGTAGAACGCTATGCACGCCTTGTTGGGGACGATGAGCACATCCACGAGATCGGCGAAAGGACATACGCGGTCCTTGGCGTAGAAGTCGATCACGTCGTAGATGATCTGGTTCGAGCGCTCTTTGGCATCCTCAACCAGCCCGCGGTCGGCTTCCTTGACGATGACGACCTTATCGTTGCGCGTGCCGCACAGGTCTCCGAAGTAGCACCTCGTCTTCAACGCAGCAGCGATGTGCTCACCTCGCAGAATGCTCGACGTGAAGGAATTGTTCAGGACGAAAATCATGGCACCGGGATGAGTTCAATCTTCGACAGGTCAGGCAACTCGCGCCTCTTCTGCACGGTCCAACCCATCGACACGCCAAGCGAGCCCATGTCGTCGGCGTCAGGGAAGATTTGGCCGATCATGTCCCAGTCCGCGCGCCAGTAATCGTCCGGGTAGGCGTGGCGCCCCTTGCTTGGGCTCGCCATCGTGATGACGAGCCAGCCGTTCGGCTTCAGCACGCCCCACATATTCGTGACTAACGCCCGCCAGTCCTTGATGTGCTCGAACGCATCCAGCGTCATCACGGCGTCGAAGGCGTTTTCCCCGAAGTGCTCAATGAGGTTCTCTGCCTGGACGACGACATCCACGTTGGGCCCTGCGCGCATGTCGGTCCCGATGGCGTGCGGCACCAGATCGCGCACGCATCCGTTTACGTTCAATGAGCCAACCTCCAGAACCTCGCCTTTCAGCTTCCCCAGGTGCCCGGCGACGAAGCTTCTCACTTGGTTATGCACGAGGTTTCTCCCCTACCACGCGCATATCCCTTGGCTCGCGCAGCTTGAACTGCGCCGGCTCCTGCCTGACGTTCACAAGCCCGGCCTCCATCATCAGAGCCGCTAACGACTTCGGCGTGTACCCCCAGCGGTGGACCATGAGAGCGTCCTTCCAGCTCGGATCGCCGTAGAACACCCACATCGTTCTCTGCCCGTTTTTCCCTGGAGATGAGAAAGTGTCAGGGTCCGCGAGGAACTGCTCGCAGGCACTTATCAAGTTCGGGCATTCGAGAATCATCTTCCCGCCTGGCCTCAGAACGCGCACCCACTCTTTCAGAACTGCATCCACTTCCCAGCGCCAGAAGTGCTCCACGACATGCACCGACAGTATTTCGTCTGCGCTCTCGTCATCGAATGACAGCTTGCGAAGATCGCACGCCACATCAGGCACTATGCCGCGCCTGCTGGGAGCGATGTCAACGTTGACGTAGCCTTCAAGAATCTTGTCTCCGCAACCGGCATGAATTCGTAGGCTCACGCGGCAATCCTTCCTGAAGTGACCAGTTCTGCATGAACTGATTTAGCCATCAGGTCTGCCCAAGGCACGGTCGATGCCGCATCCTTGGCGATAGTTTTCCACTCCGCAGAGAAGCGACACTTCGCCGTCTCAGGCCAGCACGGCACGCCGGCCGTGTAATGCGCTAGTTTCGCGTTAGGATTGTGCTCGTCGTATCCGATGCAGTGGTTCCACTCTGGCGGCAGTTCTCCTACTCCGTTCACTGCCCACTGCAATGTCTGAGGCTTTCCAGATTCGATGTACTCTGGCGTCAGCGCGCGGCAACGCTCGTTGTGGAAATACATCAGACTAGGCCACTCGAATCTGAGCTGGTTCTTAACGACGCAGACAGAGTGCGGCATGTCTCTCGCGATGGCGTCGAGTTTCCAGATGTCATCCAGCACCAGCATGTCAGCGTCAAGGAATAGAGCGGTCCCGCGGTACTCGCACAGGTAAGGTACGCAGTAGCGCGAGTAGGTGAACTCGGTGAGGCTCGTGCGCTTGATCGGCATCTGTCTGATGTCGAGGCGCACTATCTCGACAGGCTTGGACGCGAACGACCATATGGAGTGCGCTAGCACTTGGAATGCGATTGGCTGACGGATGTCGTAGCCAATGCAGACTTTCACAGTCTCTCCTCAAGCATCAGCCGAATTTGTTCTACTTCTTTCTCCGGGCTGTTCTCGTCAGCACGGCGGATGATTTTTATGGAAGAGTGCCACGGCATCGCGCCATCCTTTAGGCACCAGAACCACGTCGGGCGCAATGGCGTAAGTGCCCAGCATTCCTTCCCGAGCGCACCTGACAAGTGGCATACGGCAGTCGGAACGCTAATTACGAGGTCCAGTTCCGCGACCAGAGCCGCGGTGTCGTCGTAGTCGTTAGACTCCGTGCATCGCGCCCAGTGATGGATCTTGATGCCATGATCCGCATGGAACTCTCTGATGTCGTCCATTGGGTCTTGGTACTGGAGAGATATCCAAGACACTCCTTCGGTACGCAGAATCGGCAGCATCGTCTCCAGAGATAGGCTCCTTCGCACGGAGAACGTGCCCCGCGAGCCTCCGGTCCACGCTACCCCGACCTTTTTACCCGGTAGCGTGTCCAGAAGCGCCCGCCACTGAGTACGCCTTTCAGGATCTGCCACGAGGTACGGCGTGCCTGGAAATGATTGCGTTGACTGTC